ACGAACCGAGGCAATTGCCGCCGCAGCCGCAGAGCTAGGCGTTCGTCTCTGAATTGAGGAATAACCATGGCTAACGTTACGACTGATCGTAATTACCGCCAGCTTCTGTCCACTTCCATGGCGTACCGCACGCGGGAAATTCAGGATCTGGTTTTCAACTCCAACCCAGTTACCGCTATCCTTCGCGAAAAGGGTCTCTTCCGCGAATATACCGGCCCGGAAATTCGTGTCTCGCTTGAAGTCGACAAGCTTGAAGGTCAGTGGTTCACTGGCTACGACAAGCTTAACAACGAGCCGAAGGAAATCATCAACGACGCGCTCTTCACTCCGAAGAACCTCGCCGTTGGCTTCTCCCTGACCGGCACGGAAATGCTTGCCAACGAAGGCCGCACGCGCATTTACAACGTGCTTGATCGCTACATGCGCAACGCTGAAAACAGCATGGCGGATGAGTGGGAAATCTCGCTGCACGGTTCCGGCACGACCTTCGCAGGCCGCGAAATGATCGGCTTCGGCGGTGCGATCCCGATTGTTCCGAACGCTGGCGTTTATGGCGGTATCGACCGCTCGACGCAGGCCATCTGGCGCACGTCCACCTTTAACGTTCCATCGGGCGTTGCTGGTGAAACCGTGTTCGACACCACCACGGCTCAGAAGATCATCAAGTTTGTGGTCAACAGCCGCTCCAAGGGCCGTCGCCGCGCTGATATCGCCGTTGCCGACCTGAATTCGTTCCAGATCATCGAACAGTCGATGGTTGCCATCCAGCGCATCGTCAAGGACAACGGTTCGGCCTCTACGGCTGGCTTCCGTGGTCTTGAGATTGCGACCAACGGCGGCAATCTGGAAGTCTTCTGCGCAACCGGCGTTGGCAACGTCATGCCTGCAAACACCATCTACATGCTCGATACTGAGGGCCTTGCGGTTTACTACCATCCGAGCCGCAACATGGTTCCGCTCTTCCCGGGCGACGGCGCACAGCCGATCAACCAGGACGCAATCGCGCAGTACCTCGTATGGAACGGAGAACTCGTTTTGGAGAACCCCCGTTATACGAGTCGCGTTATCACGGCATAAGGAGATATAACGATGCCTGTAAATACCCCCTTCCGCTCGTCTCCGGAGCTTGGCCCGCAGATCAACGAAGTTTATGCAACTGTCCCGTATTACGATACGCAGACCGGCGCATCCAGCGGTACGACCACCTACGCATCCCCGACGCTTGGCGACAAGTCCGAGGGCACTGACGGCGGTGAATACTACTGGGTACAAGCTTCGGCTCTGGTGGCAGCTACGGCGACCACTGGCACTCAGGTGACGATCACCTTCCCCGGCTACACCATCGCAGCCGGTGCAGGCGGCTTCTACACCCCGGTTAACACTGCCGTACCTTCTGGCGGTTATTGCTGGGTACGCCGTGGCGCATGGAACGCTCTTCCGGCCTAATGCACTCAGGCCAGCCGCTTAACCGTGGCTGGCCTTTACCCTTTCTCAGACGAAGGAAAACCCATGTCTTTTGCATTCTCCGCAATCCCCAAAGAACAGATCAAGCTTCCCGGTGAGCAGTATATCGGGATGATGACGCCTTATTTCATGCACCTGAATATCTTGAATGAGCAGGAAAGCGAGAAGGAGGGCCGCGCCGTTTATGAGATGATTGAAGCCGTACAGCTTCGCCTCCCAGGTGATCGCCATTACTCCCCGGTTCTCCGCGCTGATGAGATGTGGCGCAAGGAAGGAAACCGCGTCATCACCTATATGGAGCGCTTCCAAGACCAGTACCGCGCTTTCCTTGCCAATGAGGATCAGGTAGCAGAAGGCACGCCTCTGGAAAACCTTGTCCCATACGGCATTACTCCGGCGCAGCAGTCGATTTGCCGCGCTCTGAAGATCTACAGCATCGAAAGCCTGTATCAGCTTGAAGGCCCGAACCTCAAGAGCCTTGGAATGCACGCAAACACGCTTAAGCCGATGGCAAAGCGCTACATGGAAGACCGCCGCAGCGGTGACGCTATGGCCCGTCGTGTGGCGGAGCTTGAGGCACAGCTTGCAGGGCTTAAAAATGGCGTAGTCGTGCCGGAAGAACCTAAGCCGGAAGAAGTCGAGGCCGCTTTTATTGAGGCGGATAAGGAACTCTTTGAGGCAATGACCGAAGACGAATTGCGCGATCATATCTTCAAGGCGACGGGCGCTAAACCAGATGGGCGTCTGGGCCATGCAACGCTCGTTAACATGGCAAAGGGTTTGTGATGGGGTCTCTGCACCATATCGAAGGTGTCGAAATCATTGACCAGTCGGGAGTTAATCCAGATTGCGTCGAGTGCTTGGAAGAGCTTTTGTCCAAAGCTAAGGGCGGCGAAATCGTCGGCGTTACCGTTGCAGCGCAATATGCAGATGGCTCGACAACTGGGCACACACACGGATTTATCCGCTCAACGCGGGTGGTCGGGGAAATGATGCTTCTTATTTCGGGGCTTACACGATGAGTGTCCTACGCGCCATGCAATCGGCAGCTATCCGCCTAGTCGGGTATAAGCCATCTGTTTTCTTTGCCTCTTCTGAGCAGTTTGAACAGGAGATTGTAGACCTCGCAAATGAGGTGGCGCGGGATATCTGCGAGTATCACGACTGGCAGGCACTGACCAAGATTGAGACGCTAACCGGGGATGGTGTGCAGGAGGTGTTTCCACTTCCTACAGACTATTCCCGGCAGCTTCTGGATAGCGATATCCAAGACCTCCAGAATTGGGTCTGGGGCTATCAGCACATGACCAACATTAACGATTTTATCTTCCTGCGTGCGCGTGGCTTCGGCATCGTTCCCGGCGCGTGGATCTTGTATAACGATGAATTGAATTTCTACCCTGCTCCAGAAACAGGCAATTCGGCATCTTATCCGTACGTTTCCAAGAACTACGCACGCGGCGCGTCTGGAAATCTCAAAGAAGAATTCACCGAAGACACTGATGAATTCATCATCCGCAAAGGTGAAGACCTTTTGACTCTTGGCCTAGTCTGGCGCTGGCGTGAGAATAAGAAGCTAGACTACACAGGCGATCAAGAAGCATTCACGATGAAGCTTGAAGAAATGGCGAGCCGTGATAAAGGTTCTAGCATTATTCGCCATGGTCGAAGGCTTCGCGGCTTGAATACTGCGTGGGCCTATCCCTTTTCACTCGGACCGTAAGACATGTATGCAAGGCCAGTTCTCTCACAAAAAAGACCGGCCCCGCGCAAGTCGGAACTCAAGAAGTTTGGCGCTCCGGTCTCGGGATGGATCTCCAACCGCGCTCTAGACGTTCCAATGGCTATGGGGGATAAGCAAGGCGCTGCTGTCCTCGACAACTTCTTTCCGACTTCCACCACGGCAATTCTCCGTCGCGGCAAAGAGCTATACGCCACGCTAGGCGATGGTAGCCAAGGCGTTACGTCGCTGTTTACCTATGTGAATGGCTCTAACCGCCGCCTCTTTGCCTCTACAGCCACGACCATTTACGACATCACGACGGTTCTCGTCCCATACAATTGGGAATTGGGGACCGAAGACGGTGACTTGATCGGTGATGGTCTGGGTAACACTATCGGCCAGCTTTCCACCGAAAACCTAGAGGTTTTTGAAAACGCGCTAGGCGGAAATTGGGTAGTCGAGCAGTTTGCCACGACAGGCGGGGTTTTCCTTGTCGGCGTGAACGGCGAAAGCACTGGCTTTATCTATGACGGAGCGCAGTTCTACCCATACGTTGACGGCGGGGTTTCCATCCTCTCCTACGACGCCTTGACGGTTGATTTTGCGGCGGGGGAAACCGTCACAGGCGGCACGTCAGGCGCAACGGGCGTTATCTATGAGGTATTGCCCACAAACGCCACAGACGGCGCTCTGTTGCTCACTGACGTAACCGGTACATTCCAGGACAACGAAGCACTGACAGATAGCGGCGGGGGCGCTGCAACGGCGGCAAGTGTGGACACGGTAGTCGCTCCAGGCATTACCTTTCCCGGCTCGCTGACCACGGCTGATATGTCATTTGTCTGGGCTTATCGTAACCGCTTGTGGTTCATTCAAAAGGACAGCCTTAACTCTTGGTATATGGACAATGTTGACTCCATCGGTGGAGCGCCGGACGTCTACCCGCTAGGCGGCATTCTTCAAAAGGGCGGATCGCTTCTATGGGGCGCTGCATGGGCTTTGGAGCGGGGCGCTTCCGGTGGCTTGTCTGATCAGCTTGTCATCACATCTGACCAAGGTGAAGCGGCGATCTTTCAAGGCACATTTCCAGAGGATACGGCAAGCTGGACGCCAACTGGTGTTTACCGGCTTGGAACGCCTTTGGGCAATCGCGCTTTCTTCCGAGGCGGCGGTGACATTGCGGTTGCAACATCGGTGGGTCTTGTTCCCCTCTCTAAGGCCATCTCTCTCGATGTCACGGCGCTTTCACAGGCTGCTGTATCCTACAACATTCAAGACGCATGGCAGGGTGCTGTAGACGGTCGCGGGCTTCTGGATTGGCAATGCACGATCTGGCCGGAAAGAAAGATGGCCGTCATTTCCCCGCCAATCACTGCGGGGAATTACGATCCTGTTCTATTCATCTCGAACACTGAAACAGGTGCATGGTGCCGCTATACGAATTGGGACGCTAGGGCGCTGACCGTCTTCAATGGAGAAATGTATTTCGGCGGCGCTGATGGCTTTGTTTACAAGGCAAACGTATCAGGCAAGGACGATGCGGCGACATATACAGGCGTTTATCTACCGTTGTTCGATGATCTGGGGATGCCTGCCAATCGTAAAGTCCCGAAAATGGGCCGAGGCGTTGCGCGGGCAAAGGCGCGTCTCAATTATTCGCTACAGTTCAAAGCCGACTTTGACGTTTCGCTAAACGCTCCTCCGACTGCAACGGCTGTTGACGGTTCTAATACGTGGGGTACGGGCGTTTGGGGCCAAGCCATTTGGGGTGCTGAAAACCCGTCTGTTCTAACGCAAGAGTGGAAGTCTGTCGGCGGCACTGGCTATGCAACTTCCTTAGCCTATCAGATCACCAGCGGCTCTACCGTTCCTCTTGATGCAGAAATCATCCGTCTTGAGATGACGTGGACCCAAGGGGAAATGGTGACGTGATTGAAACCGTTTACCATTCTCCCACTGCCTCACCTGTTCAAAACAAGATCGTTGGCGATTTCGTCTCTGCAATAGTTTTTGGCGCTCCTGATTGCCTAGACAAATATTGCACCATGGCCGTTCATGAGGATGGAAAGCTTATAGCTGGCACGGTTTATCACAACTACCATCCGCAAGAGGGCGTTGTTGAGCTAACCTCTGCCTCTACTTCGAAAAGATGGCTGACACGTCAAGTCATTAATGCTATGTTTGCTTTGCCATTCGAGCGTCTGGGCTGTCAATTGACCGTATTGAGAGTATCGGAGCGCAACACGGGAATGTGCAAAATCGCAAGAAAATTCGGGTTTGATGAAGTCTACATTCCGCGCCTTCGTGGCCGGGATGAAGGCGAGCTAATCTTTACCCTGACGGATGACCAGTGGTTTTCGTCTAACTACAACGTAAGCAATGCCGTAACGGCAGGGTAGGTGTATTATTGGCAAGAAGGCTCCAAAAGCTCCAGATCCTGCGCAGACCGCAGCCGCACAAGGCCAGTGGAATAGCTTCACCGCTCAACAGCAGCAGGCCATGAACATGACCGGCCAGAATACCCCATGGGGTTCTCTGGCGTATCAGCAGACCGGCACGCAGACGATTATTGACCCGAACGGCAAGCCTGTTCAGGTGCCGATGTATACCGCAAATACTACCCTTTCGCCGGGGCAGCAGGCTATCTTTGACCAGACGCAGGGCGCAGAGCTTAATCTCGCGACCATCGCGAATGAGCAGAGCGGCAAGCTTGGCGAACTTATCAGCGACCCATTCCAGTACAACAATCAGGATGCGGAGAATTGGGCTTACGATCTGGCCTCACAGCGCATCCTTCCGCAGCAGGAACAGAACCGCAAACAGCTTGAAAACCAGTTGGTGAGCAAGGGCATTAGGCCGGGAACCGCCGCTTGGGACACGGAGATGTCTCGCCTTACGAACGCCAACACAGACCAGCTTAACCAGCTTGCATTGCAGGGCCGCTCTCAGGGCTTCAACGAAGCGCTTACGATGCGTAACCAGCAGTTCAACGAGCCGCTGGCGCTGGCATCTGGAACGCAAATCACAGCCCCAGGCTCTACGTTCGCTGCGACGCCACAGTCTGCCGTGGCAGGCGTAGACTACGCTGGCCTAGTTAAAGACAAGTACAACGCGGATATGCAGGCATATAACGCAAAAGTTGGCGCTCTTGGTGGCCTCTTTGGTGCTGGTTTGTCGTTGTTCTCGGATGAGCGCTTGAAGACCAATATCAAGCGCATCGGATCGACGAATGCAGGCCAGCCACTCTACTCGTATAACTACGTCTGGGGCGGTCCTACGCAGATTGGTGTCATGGCTCATGAAAGCCCTTCTGAAGCCGTTAGCGTCGATCCGTCAGGATTCCTGAAAGTGAACTACGGGATGATTGAATAATGCGGAACCTTCAGGAGATCATCCCCGCCTTCTTCGTTGGTCCCGGCGGACAGCGTTTGACGCCTGAGCAGATCGCGCAGCGTGAAGAAGTGGCAAAGAGCCTCATGGCGCAAGCTACGGATACTTCTCCGAATGCTGGCGGTTGGGCTTCTATCGCCTCCAAGGGGCTGATGGGTTTTGCCGCAGGCCGTAACCGCAACGCAGCAGAGCGCGCCTCAACGGCAAATGCAGAGGCTAACTCGTCTCTGTCATCGTCCTTGCTTGGCTCGCTCCTAAGCCCGTCAACGCCTTCGACTGGTGGCGGGTGGTCTGGCATGGCTCCGACTGCCGATGTCGCTCCATCGCCTTCTGTAGCCTCTGCTCTTATGCAGTCCCCGCAGATGGCCGCTAACCAGCCGCCTGTCCCCGGTTTGCAGCCTGCCGTGACCGATCTTGCTACCGGCATTCAGCAATCTGCCGCAGCGCTTGGCATTGATCCCGTCGATCTGGCTACCGTTATTTCCTACGAAACGGGCGGCACGTTTGACCCGCTGCAAAAGGGTCCGACGACGAAATGGGGCCAGCACAAGGGCCTTATCCAGTTTGGTGAACCTCAGGCGCAGGAATACGGCGTTGACTGGAATAACCCGCTTGGCTCGCAGCTTGGACCAGAAGGCGCGGTAGTCAAATATCTCCGCTCTAACGGGGTTACTCCCGGTATGAGCTTGCTTGACGTTTACTCGACCATCAACGCAGGCGCTCCCGGTCTTTATGATCGCAGCGATGCAGCAGCAGGCGGCGCACCCGGAACAGTCCGAGACAAGGTTGAAAACCAGATGGGCGGGCATCGTGCCAAAGCCATGGCCCTCTTTGCACCTCGCGAAGAAACCGGCGCAACCGGTGCAGTTAACGCCATGGCGCAGGGCGGTCAAATGCCTATGCCTGAGGCCGCATACGTTGATCCGATGGTGTCGGCACCGAATAGCCGCGTGGCTCCCACGCCTAGCGTAGAGGTCGCACAAGCACTCACTCCGCAGCCTAATGCTGGCTACTTCCCGCCTGTGCCACAGGCCGGTGGGCTAGATCCTGCCGTTATCCAAGCGCTGTCCGATCCGAATGTCTCTCCGCAAAACAAGCAGATCGCAATGACGCTTGTAGAGCAGTATCAGTCACGTCAACAGGCGGCACAGGAACAGGCGCAGAAGCTTGCACTTCAGCAGCAGGAACTTGAGCGCCGTCGTTCCATCGCTCAGGCTCAGGGCTTTGACCCCGCACTCGCTGAGGAAGAAATTGCATACAAGGCCGCAGTAGAAGCCGCATCACGTGGCCGTCAGACGCAGACGGTAAACGGCAAGGTGATCGACGTAAACACTGGTGAAGTTGTCTTTGAAGCCGCACAGCCTGACCCGACAAGCGTGCAGGAGTATAACTTCTATGCACAGCAGATGCAGGCCAATGGTCAGCAGCCAATGGACTATAATTCGTGGTCACTGCAAAAGGCTGGCGCAGGCGCTCAGACCAATATCGGCAGCATTCCAGCAGGCATGATGCTTGAGCGGGACGGCGCGAGTATGCGTCTTGTCCCAATCCCAGGTGGCCCGGCTGATGTTGAGGCACAAAAGCTTGCTGCCGCCGAAACGCGCAAAGGTGGGCAAACTGAAACGGCAAGCAGTGTTGTGACGAATGCTGCCAGCCGTGCGCTTGAGGCTATGAACGCTGAAGGTATGCCTGCTACTGGAGTAGTCGGCGCGGCAATGTCTTACCTCCCTGAAAGCAACGCCGCAGAAGTCCGCAGACAGGTCGATGTCCTCAAGGCAAACGCTACAGTAAGCAACCTTACCGCAATGCGCGAAGCGTCTCCAACAGGTGGAGCGCTTGGCAGCGTAACAGAAAAAGAAGGCGCGATGCTGGCGGCGAAGTCGGGTAGTCTTGACCCAAATAGCCCTAATTTCGAGCGTGATCTTAAGGATTACACAAAAACCATGCTTGAAATCATTCATGGGCCGCAAGCCGGTCGTGAAATCTTCAATTCAATGCAATGGGGCGCATCTAAGGCAGAACGTAGCGAAGATGGCTGGACTGATGTAGGCGGGGTTAAAATCCGTCCGAAAGGGGGCAACTAATGCCCATCTTCGAAATCCAAGGCGCAGACGGCAAGATCTACGAAGTAGACGCACCTGATCAGGCTTCTGCCGTGCAAGCGTTTACGCAGTTTCAGCCGCCTAGCTTGCAGGAAAGCGGAGTAGCGCAGCAGGGCCGAAACCTTGACGAGTTCTATTCATCTGGCATTTATGCAGGCGAATATAATCCGCTTGGCGCGGTTGCCCGCTCTATCGGTGCAGGCGCTCAAGGCATTCAAGACGTAACAACGTTTGGCTTTGGCGATGAATTGCTAGGTTCCGTCGTTCCAGGCGCTACGATTGAAGGCGAACGCGCACGTAACGAGGCCATTCAAGCGTCAAACCCTTGGGCCTATGGTGCCGGTCAGGTGGCCGGTGGTCTCGGCATGGCCGCAAGGCTTGGCCCTGTTCTTCCAACGTCTCAGGTCGCGGCTAATGCGCCTCTCGCTGCCCGTGTAGGCGCTGGCGTTCTTGAGGGCGGCGCTATGGGTGGCCTTTACGGGGCTGGATCTGGCGAAGGAACATGGGACCGCGTCAAGGAGGCAACATTCGGAGCAGCTACAGGTGGCGCAATTGGTGGTCTTGTTCCGGTCATTTCATCCGCTGCATCTTCTGCATATCGAAACATTGCAGATCGCGGCGCAAAGTCACAAGTAGCAAGGGATGCAGGCGTTAGCCCTGAAGTAGCCCGCTTGCTTGCCAACGTCACAGAAGCAGATGCAACGCTTGGACCCGCTGGCATGGCGAACATGGCGCGTGCTGGAAATGAGGCAATGATTGCCGACGCTGGGCCGAATGCTCGACAGGTTCTCGACTACTCAATTCAACGTGGTGGTCCCGGTGCTGTCTTGGCGCGTCAACGTATCGATGAACGTCTAGGCCGTGATGCGGCTGCAATGACCGGTATGCTTGACCAAACGCTAGGCACGCCGGAAGGTATCCTAGCCTCACAGAACGCAATTCGTCAGGCTTCCCGCCCCGGCGTCAATGCAGCATATCAGGCCGCAGAAGCCGCACCAATCAATTACGCCACGCCGGAAGGCATGATGGTCGAGGATATCATCAACCGCATCCCTAACCGCTTCAAGTCTCAGGCCATTCAGCGGGCGAATGAGCGCTTGGCATATGAAGGGACGCCAAACCTTCAGATCATGGCCGATATCGCGGATGACGGGTCTGTCGTATTCCGTGAGATGCCGAACGTTGCGCAGGCCGACGCGATCAAGAAGGCGTTGGACGAAATTGCACGGGACGGAACCGACATCGGCGGCAAGATGAGCGCAGAAGCTTCCTTTGCCTCTCGCATGGCCCGAGATCTACGCGATGCTGTTTCCTCTGCCGTCCCTGAATATGGACAAGCCTTGAAGACTGCCGCAGATCCGCTTTCCCGTATCGCCGCAACAGAGGTTGGCGGTTCTCTCCTATCTGACCGTGTAACCCGCGATCAGGCCGCAATGATGCTTGACCGCATGTCAGATGCTGAGAAGACCGCAGCACGTCAGGGCGTCCGTTCATTCATTGACGATCAGATGGCGCGTGTAAAGACTGCCTTCACTGATCCAAACATTGACGCTCGCGAAGCAGCTTCTGCAATCAAGAACCTGTCGAGCCGTGCTAACCGCGACAAGTTGACAACCCTTCTGGGTAATGCCGAAGCAAAGACGCTCTTTGACGAACTCGACCGCGTGTCTCAGTCGTTTGGGCTTAAGGCTTCCGTTGCTCAGAATTCCAAGACATTTGCACGTCAGGCAACCGACGAGATGGCGAAGGGTATGACTGAGCCTGGAGCTATCGGAACTTTGGCACAAGGCGAGCCGCTAAACGCAACGAAGCGGGTTATTCAGGCTCTCACAGGTCAAACGCCGGAAGCTATCAGAGGCAGGCAGGACGCTATCATTTCCGATGTCGCGGAATTTCTTACGCGGCCATCATCCCAAGCAATCCCGCAGTTCCAGGCGGTGCAGAACTTCGGCGGTAAACTTGCGGCGAACGATCTCCGCGCCATGGAAATCGCACGCCTCCTAAGTCAAGGTCGAAACGCAGTATACCCAGCCACGGTAATGGCAAATGAATAAGCATCGTGATAATATCGCGCCAGAAATGAGGGCTTGACCTTGCCTAGAGATAGCAGCGGAACAACTACACCACTTCCCGGAACTATTGTTTCGAGCGGAGACACTATTCTTCCATCGCAGCATAACCCTATGGTGCAAGACGTATACGCCATGATGACGCAAAGCCTTAGCCGTGATGGTCAAGGCGGTATGCGTGCTAATCTGGATATGTCAGGCTTCCGCATTGCCAATCTTGCTGCGCCTACACTTGCAACAGATGCCGCACGGTTTGGTGACACTGATCCTGTCCGCACATTCGCTATTCGCGGAACAGCTTATACGGCTTTGGTGAGTGACAAAAACAGCGTGCAGCGGTTCACGGCGACGGTGACATGCTCGCTTGAGCCCGCCGCAACGCTTGGAAACGGCTGGTATTTTACCGTTCAAGCTTCTGGTGGCAATGTAACCGTAGGTCCAAACGGCGCGGAGACGATCAACGGCGCTGCAACAATTGTTATTCCAGATGGTTATTCAACGCTTGTCTGGTGCAACGGTACGACGTTTTACGCGCTACAAGATTATGCGTCCGCTTCCCAAGCCGCACCTT